GCCTGCAACTGCGCGCAAAATGAGTTAAAGTAGGGGGGTGCGTTAGCCAAGTTATACACAGGACACTATGACAAATCGTTTACCCCCGGAATTACATTTAGTACATGGCACAAAACAGGCTCACAACGCCGTTCCATTGCCAGAAAAAGTTCGTGCGCGAGTACCAAAAGCAGAATGGCTTGATAATCCTAAAAAATGGGACAGGAATAAATTCATTGAAGAAACCAGCGACTTCCTTTGGGAAACATACGGCATCGGCAGTGACCAAGATAAACACGTTTTAGCCGCGCTTGCCACTCAAATTGAAATCTATGTTAAGTGTTGGAATGGTGTGCAGGAAAAAGGAATCATAAGCGTGTTTAATAATGGGCAGACCATCGGCCCGAATCCTTTCCTGACTGCTGGTGATAAAGCACTGAGCCGCGCAATCGTACTCATGAATGAACTCGGGCTCACACCGCGCGGTCGGCTGGCGACTAATAAGCAAGAAGGCGGTAAATATTCTAAATTGCTCAATGGCCCATGACTTATGAAGATGGCATCCTGTATGCCGTGAAAGTTGCCAAGGGTGAGATTTCAGCCGGGCGCATGATTAAGCTGGCTTGCCAGAGATTTGTTGACCAACTGGAAAACAGGGCTTGGGCGTGGGAATTCCACATCAAGTATGTTGAGCACTTCCTGTCATTCGCTGAAACCCTGAAGCACACCAAAGGCCCGGATGCTGGCAAGCCTCTGGTGCTTGAGCCTTTCCAGATATTTATCATCTGCGCTATTTACGGCTTCCGCAATAAGCGCGACCCGGCAAAACGCATGGTGACTGATGTCATTGTGTTCATCCCTCGCAAGGCGGGTAAGTCCACACTCACTGCGGTCATCGCCTTATATGAGCTTCAATGGGGCGAAGCTGGTGCTGAAGTCTATACCCTAGCGACCAACCGTGACCAAGCCAGTATTGTTTTTCATGCGGCAATCGGCTTTATTGAAAATATGCCGGGTGATGTAGCCAAGTTATATAACCCGAGCAAATATCAGATAACTAAAGTCGGCGATGCTCAAACCATGTTTAAAGCTCTGTCTAGGGATACGAAGAAAACAGGTGATGGCATGAACCCGTCATGCGTCATTGTGGATGAGGCGGCGCAGATTATTGACCGTAACAGCGTTGAGGTTTTGCATTCAGGAATGGTTGCCAGACAAAATCCGTTGCGTATTTACATCACCACTGCCAGTTTTACAAAAGAGACAAAATTCTATGAAGACATGGCCCTGCATGAAGCTAGGTTAACTGGCGAGGCAGAAGACAATCCTAGGTGGTTCGGCCTCATGTACAGCCTTGACCCACAGGATGATTGGCGAGAGCCATCAACGTGGGCTAAGGCTAACCCGATGCACGGCATCAGCGTCTTTGAGGAAGCCATCCAGCAACGGGCAAATGAAGCCAGACACAAACCAGCCGCGCTGAATGAATTCCTTTGCAAGACACTTAACTTGTATGTCAGTGCAAACGCGGCATGGGTTGACCGGGCATATTGGGATGACAAGCAAGCTTATATAACCGAAAAAGAAAGAACACCAGAAGCAGTATTTGTCGGCTTTGACTTGGCGGCAACCCGAGATTTAAATGCTGTCTGTACGCTTAAGCGATATGAAGAAGATGATTACGAAGCAGAATTTAAATTCTTTTTGCCAGAAGAAGGCTTGGCGTTAATTCCAAAGCACTATGCCGACATTTTCCGCATGGCAGTTAATTCCGGGATTTTGCACATCACGCAGGGTAATGTGATGGATGACCGGGAAATCAGCGATTACATCATCGGGCAATACACGAAGTACGACATGACGCAAGAGATTGGTTTTGATGCTTATAACGCCGCGAGCCTTGTGGCCCGATTGCATGAAAATGGCTTGCCAGTCAAAAAAGTCGGGCAAGGCATGGCAATACTCAGCAACCCTAGCAAGCACGTCGAGAAGCTAATAATGAATTACAAAGTTAAACATGATGGCAACCCATTCCTAGGATGGCAACTCGGCAACTGTGAGGTTTATGAGGATGTCAACGGCAACGTGAAGGTGCGAAAAAACGAAGCTGACAAAAGTGCAAAGGTTGATGGCATAATCTCGCTCATCATTGCAATGCACTGTTCATTGGATAACCCGCCATTGGGCCGTTTCGGGTTTCGCACTTTCTGAGGGTGAATCATGGGAATTTTTGATAGATTCGTAGGGAAAAGCAAAGATTCCAAAGAATCCAATACGCTTTTCGGTCAGACTGCCCTTGGCAATAATATTGTCTACCAAGGCAACAATAAGAATGCGACAGTAAATACGCAGATTTTGTACGTCACAACGGCGAGCAGTACAAATGCAGGGCGACCAGTTGACACATCACTGCTCACACGCAACAGCACCGTTATGTCATGCGTGGGTGCAAAGGCAAGGGCAATGTCCCAACTGCCCATCAACATCATGGCATTGGCTGAAGATGGCACATACGTCAACGCATTGACTGACCCGTCAGTGGGTGTACGCGACAAAATCAAAGCCAAGCAAGTTTATTCTTTGCTGACAACGCCAAACAATTTTCAAAGTGCCTACGAATACTGGTATCAGTGGATGATGTGGCACGAACTGCTTGGCGAAGCATTTACGCTGTGGTGGAGAAAAGACCAAAATGACCCAACACAAACGCCGCTGGAAATGTACGAACTGGACAGCACCTTAATTTCGGTCACTATCACGCCCACACGTTACCCGAGCTATCGCTTGTCAACGCCAAGCTACGGTTTCAACAAAGAAGAACCACTGGCGGCGCATCAAGTTATGCACTGCAAAGACATGGCATGGCAAGGTTCAGCGGGTTTTAACAAAGGCATATTGGCGGCTGAACTTGTTGGCCTTGACCAAGACATTGACCTGTATGCCAATTACGTCATGCTGAATGGCGCGAAGCCAAGCGGGATGTTCATCACTGAGAATGTGATTCCTGATGCCAAATATAAAGAAATTTCCGCACGACTGAAAGAAGCGTGGTCGAGCATGGTAGGCAGTCAACAGACTGACAAGAGCAAGCCCGGACAAGGTATGTTACTTGACCAAGGCATGAAGTACGAACCACTGAAGATGTTAAGTTTGCAAGACACTGACCTTGCCAACCTGAAGATGCAGACCATGAAACGCATTTGTGGTTTGTACGGCGTACCTCCATCAATGCTTCACATTGGCGACCAGAAATATAACAACACGCAGACCATGCTGGATGAGTTTTACAAATCCACCATGTACCCCATCATTGTTAACGTACAGCAGAAACTCAAGGCATCGCTGTTCAAGGGTTACCCGAATCTGTGCGTGCAATTTGATACACAAGATTTTCTTAAGGGCGCACCACTTGACCAGATGAATTATGTGGTTGCTGGTGTTAACGCTGGCATCATGACACCAAATGAGGGTCGAGAATACTTGGGCAAGGCAAACATAGATGGCGGCGATGAGTTGCAAAAATCCGGTGGTAAAGCAGACCAAATGCCCGGTTCAAGCCCACAGGACACCGGAGGCGGTGGCGGCAATCAAACCAAGAAGATGAACATTGGCAAATAAAATGACTACCATTTTTAAAAAAGTGGTACGATTATTGGAAGATTACAAACCTAGAGGGAAGCCGCTTCGCGGCAGACCGCCCAAAACAATACAAGACATTGACCGAACAAAAGTCGATGAGGTAATTCATGACAAAAAACTTGATGATGGTTTGCGAAGCGAAACTGGTAACAGAAGCACCGGACGCAAACAAAGAACCAACTGGCAAGATTGAAGCGCGAGTCACCACATGGGGCGCACGTGAAGGCGCAGATGGTCGTAAGTTCAATTATCAGCCCGAAGGCTTTATGGATTGGGCAAAGTCATTCAGCACAGAAGGCAAACCATTGCCGATGTTTTTGAATCACGCCGCTGATTCAATGCCTGTTGGCGAATGGCATTCATTCGAGTTTGACGATGATGGCATGACCGCAGAAGGTCGCCTGTACATGAACACAACAACTGGTTGCGACTTGTATCAAATCATGACCGAAAGCCCAACAATGTTTGGCGGTGTTTCTGTTGGCGCATACGCTGAACAATATCAATGGGTCAAAGAAGATGGCACACCCATGACTGTCGGCAGTGATGACCCTTATGAAGATGGTTATTTCCAAATCACCAAAGGCGGCTTGCGTGAAGTCAGCGTGGTGATGTACCCGAACAACCCACAAGCAGAAGTTTCTAAGCTGGAATATTTCCGCGAAGACGGTTCTGCTAATTTAAAGAATTTGGAAAAGGCTCTGCGCGAAGCAGGGATTTCCAAAAAAGATGCGGTCACTTCCGCATCTGTATTCAAGAAAGTTTTGGAATTGCGTGAAGTAATCCAAACACCTATTGAAACTGCGCCACAACAGAGTGAGTCCGATGTGGATGTGACCGAAGCTGACATTCTCAAAGCACTTGAAATGCGCGAGTTGTCTAAATCCCTAGATAAACGACTGAAAGGTTAATCATGTCCCAAGCAATCATTGAGAAGCTGGACGCTATCGAAGCTAAACAAATCGAAGCAGTCTCAGCAGTAGAAGCAAAAATCCCTGAAGCTATTGCCGCTGTGCAAGCTGAAATGGCTGAGAAATTCTCTGCCTTTGAAGCAAAACTGGCAACCGTTCAAGCACCAGCAATTATCCGCGCACCAGCTAAAACTGTTCGCAGTGATGTAAACCGTGC